ATACAAAGATGATGATAGAAAATATAAAATTGGATTAGGTTCAAAAAAACCCAAAAACGCCAAAGAACCATATCTTTATAAAAAAGAAAAAAAATAGTTGACCTTATAACTACAATATAGTATTATATTAATATATTACTAATAGGCTAAACAGGCAATAAGGAGGCTCAACTATGGCAACATTAGCAGAAATTCGTGCTAAACTAAAAGCACAAGATACAAGAACATCTACAGGATTTGTAGGTGACAACGCAATTTACCCACATTGGAATATCGCAGAAGGCACAGAGGCTGTTCTACGATTTTTACCAGATAAAGATTCAAACAACACTTTTTTCTGGGTGGAAAGAGCAATGATCAAATTACCGTTTAATAGTGTAAAAGGTGAATCTACAGGATCTGTACAAGTACAAGTACCTTGTATGGAAATGTGGGGAGATCCGTGTTCAATACTTGCAGAAGTAAGACAATGGTTTAAAGACAAATCATTAGAAGACATGGGTAGAAAATATTGGAAGAAACGTTCTTATATTTTCCAAGGATTTGTAAACGAATCCCCATTAGCAGAAGAAACCAAACCAGAGAACCCAATTAGACGATTTATAATTGGACCACAAATCTTTAACATTATTAGAGGTGCATTGTTAGATCCAGAAATGGAAAACTTGCCAACTGACTATGATAAAGGTGTAGACTTTAGAATTAATAAAACTTCTAAAGGTGGTTATGCTGATTATTCAACATCTAAATGGTCTAGAAAAGAATCAGCATTAACAGGTGATCAAAAACAAGCAATTGATACACACGGATTGCACAACTTAGGTGACTTTTTACCAAAGAAACCAGGTGAAGTAGAGCAAAAAGTAATGAAGCAAATGTTTGAAGCATCTGTAGATGGTCAACCATATGATCCAGATAAATGGAGTCAATATTTTAGACCGGCTGGCATGGCACAAAAAACAGGTGACCCAGTTGCAACTGCACCACAACCAGCACCAGCGGTACAGGCATTGCATAAAGGAGAAGTAAATGGTAAACCAGTACTTGAACCTGCTCCAGAACCTGCTACTAAACCAGCAACGGAAAATAAAGCAGAAGAAATACTGGCTATGATTAGAGCGAGACAAAAGAAATAATATGGTTAAACCATTTGATATTTCAAAGTTTCGAAAAGATATCACTAAAAGTATTGATGGTCTGGGGATCGGTTTTAACGATCCCACAGACTGGATATCAACTGGAAATTATGCTTTAAACTATTTGGTGTCTGGTGATTTTTACAAGGGCATACCATTAGGTAAAGTAACAGTTTTTGCTGGTGAGCCTGCATCTGGTAAATCATACATTGCATCAGGAAATATTGTTCGTAATGCACAAAAGAAAGGTATTTTTGTTGTATTAATAGATTCAGAAAATGCACTTGATGAAAAATGGTTACGAGCACTTGGTGTTGATACGTCACCAGAAAAATTATTAAAATTATCATTAAGTATGGTCGATGATGTTGCAAGAACTATAAGCACATTTATGAAAAGTTATAAGGCGGATTATACTGATGCAGAAGAAAAACCCAAAATACTATTTGTAATTGACAGTTTGGGTATGTTATTAACACCNACTGATGTTGATCANTTNGACAAAGGTGATATGAANGGTGATTTAGGTAGAAAACCTAAGGCACTTACAGCACTTGTACGCAATACAGTTAATATGATTGGTGCTCATAACATTGGTATGGTAGCAACTAANCATACNTATGCATCACAAGATATGTTTGANCCNGATGATAAAATATCAGGTGGAGCAGGATTTATCTATGCAAGTTCAATTGTAATTGCAATAAAAAAATTAAAATTAAAAGAAGACGAAGCAGGTAATAAAATTACAGATATTCGTGGTATTAGAGCGGCTTGTAAAGTTATGAAAACTAGNTATNCTAAACCATTTGAAGCNGTACAAGTTAANATACCTTATGAAACTGGTATGGANCCATATAGTGGATTAGTTGACTTGTTTGAGAAAAAAGGTTTGTTAACACAACAAGGAAATCGTTTAAAATANATTGATAGTAAANNTGNAGAGCATTTAGATTTTCGTAAACAATGGACAGGAGATAAACTTGAACTGATTATGAAGGAAATATCCGAAATTAATGTAGTTAAGAAAACTACAGAAAAGGATCCTTTAAAGGTAAGTAAAATGACCAAAAAAGGAGAATAGTTTTGGATAATATTGNAGCAGATGGTATAGCAGAACTTTGGAGCATTTTTGAAAATAAAATTCCAAAAGAGAAACCTGAAGTGGCTATGAAATTTGTTAACTTCCTAATCGAAAGTGGTGTAAATGAAGAAACATTAATGCAATTAAAAAAAGAAGTAGACGATGATGTTTTATTTCATGCTATTGATAACGTGTTAGAAGAATACACAGACGATGACGATGAGGAAGAAGACAATGAATGGCACTAATTGGTTTANCGAAATAGTTAANTCTGTATCAAACATACCANACGCAATTACNTACTACGAAANNGAATTAANANAAGCAAGAAAAGAAGTTNGTCTTNATGGANGATTNGAAANGGCCGCTTCAACTTTNCCAGGNATNGTTGAACAACGATTTAATCAACTACAAGAAATTGAAGCAGTTNTAACTCATCTTAATCGAGAATTACGCAAACTACGAACTAAACATTATAAAAAATATTTAGAAAATTATCAACGTGCCTTGTCATCACGTGATGTAGAAAAATATGTTGATGGTGAGGATGAAGTTTGTAATTATGAAGCATTAGTTAATATGTGGGCATTGCTACGTAATAGATGGTTAGGCATACTTAAAGGTTTAGACCAAAAACAATGGCAAATTACAAACATTACTAAATTACGAGTAGCAGGTATGGAAGACGCAGACATAAAATGACTGAAAAACTTGTAATCTCATACAAAGAACAATTAAGACTACAAAACGATATTATACGACAAATAACCAAAGACCATTTTTTACCTGGTGTTATTATTGGGGTTAGCAGAGGTGGATTACCAATAGGTGTAATGTTAAGTCATTATTATGATACACCATTTATTCCTTTTAAAGGATCATTACGCGATCATCCCAATTGGGAAACTGATTGGAAATTGCCTAGTCATTGGCAATTAATGTGGCATAAAAACATAATAATTGTTGATGACATTTGTGATGAAGGTGACACATTTAAAAAAATATATAATGATATATCAAAAGCATATCCTAAAGTAAAAATAAAGACGTGTGCCTTAGTTCAAAATGTAAATAAAGTGTTTACAGTTGATTATTATGGCATTACAATAAACAAAAAGGAAAATCCATGTTGGGTGGTTTTTCCATTTGAAGATTGGTGGAGAGATTAAGGAGAAGAAAAAATGAGAAAAGGCATTAAAGTTCCTAACGTAACTTTTAAAGTTAGAGCAGAAGATGAAAATGGTGCATTTGGTTGGACTGATCTTACTACTGACGATATGTTTAATCTAAGTGGAATTGAGTATGATAGACGTGTAGCAGTATTTTCATTACCAGGTGCATTTACACCAACTTGCTCTGAAAAACAATTACCTGCTTATGAAGAAAACTATGAGAAATTAAGATCTTTTGTAGATGAAGTATATTGTATTTCAGTAAATGATTCATTTGTAATGAATGCTTGGGCAAAAAACCAAGGAATTAAAAATGTAAAAATGATTCCAGATGGTAATGGATCATTTACAAAACAAATGGGTATGCTAATAAGCAAAGATCATCTTGGATTTGGTGAAAGAAGTTGGCGATATTCGATGGTATGTAACAATGGTGTTGTTGAAAAATGGAATGAAGAACCTGGAAGAAATGATACTGGTGCTGACGAAGACCCATATGAAAGTACTGATCCAGATACTTTATTAAAACAATTGGGTGCAAAAACATTTATGCAGGATATAGCAAATCAATACTAATGAGCAAATATAATTTACTACAAAAAGGACCCATAGTACATACAACCCCATATCCACATATATTAATAGAAGATGCTCTACCATGGGACATATACGAAGAATTAGAACGTACCTTTCCAGAGAATGCTGTATTATCAACAGAACCATTTGATGAGGGTATATGTTATAGGTATAAAGCAGATAAACTGCTACAGGAGACGTTTAAACCGGAAATATGGCGTGAATTTACACGATATCACACTTCTGCTGAGTGGTTTAACAATGTAAATAGACTATTTGAACCATGGATTCCTAGTAAATTACATCAAAAATTTACAGAAAATGATCTAGGTGCTAGAGGTTGGGCANCNAAAGATANACATTTATGGACAGATTGTCAACTTGTAATGCACAAACCTATTACAGAAAAAACTACAAGAACTCCACATTTAGACAATCCAATGGAGATATATGCTGGACTATTGTATATGCCACACGAAGATGACACAGGTACAGGTGGTGAATTTCAAGTTCATGAACAAAAAGAAACGATACACGAAGTAGATAAAAAAGCAGGACGACAAGTATATGATAAAAATGTTGGTGATGTTGTAACAACAGCACCATATAAAAGAAATACTTTTGTAATGTTTTGCAATGTACAACACGCAATCCATANTGTATCGAAACGTATAAACCCAACACAGTGGCGACGAAGTGTAAATATTATTGGAGAATTTGCACGTGGACACGGCCAAATGTGGCGTGTACAAGAAAATTAATTATCTAAATCAGATTTAACAATAACTTTTTTCTTAGGTATTTGGTCGATAGGTATATTAAATGATTCAGGTATAACTCTTTCAACCATTGCACGTTCAAATTCAGAAATAAAATTAAAAGCCTCGTTTGGTTGATCACCTGAATTTACACTATAGATTGGTAAAATATAAGTTCTTTCACCTTTATTATTAGCATCAAAGCACATTGCAAAAATCCAATCATAATCAGGATGGTTGTATAACCAACGATANATNNAATCTGTGTTATCTGCCCAATCTTCACAATCAGACATATTATCAAATGTCCACCATGTACGATCAAATATAGCAGTCTCGTTCATTGGTTGTCCCATTGGATATACAAACAACCACAAATATAATCCTAAACTTGCCCAAGTCATTTATAAGGTTCTAAAATTTTTTTTGCAGTTCCGTTAGCAAATTCTTCAGGTGTAAATTGACAATAAGCCAAACTATGTAAAATTGGTTCTCTAGATGGATATATAGGTGATTCGATTTTACTTAAATCATGATGCCCTAATTGATGAATAGGAGAATATTTTGATGTGTAAACAGGAATGCCCATGCATACTGCTTCTATGGCACACATACTAACAGATGTAACTACCGCCCACGCATCTTTGACTTGTTCTACAAATGGTTTTAGTCCACCTAATTCAATTGCACGTGGACCACTTGTTCCACTTGCCCTAGGTTTCTCTCTAACAATAATTGGTCTATCTGTATATTGTTGTAATTTTGCAACTGTGTCTTGAGTCCAATTTGGATGATCATAATACTTGTTCATAGTAGGTGAAGATGGACATACTAAAATATGTTTGCCATTATTTTTCCATTCATCAATTTTTATCTTAAATTTATCAAACCTATCTGGACTTCTATGATAATGCACAGTCGGATGTAATTCATTTTTTGAGATACGCCAATAATGTTCAGCATTATTATCACCATTCCATCTACCAAAGTATGGCATATCAGCAAAATAATAATCTTTACCTCTGCGTTCTAAATCTTTTATTAATGCAAAGTTTTCACCTACAAACCCCCAGAACAATGAAGGACCATCTGTACGAGCATAATTTTTTATATCAATAGTTTCAGACCAACCTTTACGCACATTGTCAATCACAAGATATGCTTTAGATTGTGTGTTAGGTGGACAATAAAGGTGTAATGGCATACATTTAATTTCCTTGTGTACCTTTAGCAACTTTGCTAATAATTTCTCTCTGTGTATTTAAATCTAATTTGATACTTGTTTTGTCTAAATTTTGCCAATAATGTTCTTTACGATTTGCTCTTAAGTCTGACTTAGAACTACGTCCTTTAATTTTACGTTTACCTTTCATGTGATCAATGTACTGACCTAAATCACTATTAACAAAAATATGTTGCCCATTATGTCCAGCACCTGCACCTAAATCATGTCCAAGATCTTTATTCATTCTTAATAATATTTGATACCATATGTAACTATCATGCCATTCAAGTTCATTAAAGATTGTGTCTTTGGTGTACAGGTCAGTCCATGTATTCATAAAATCCATCAACTTTGGATGCTTCTTGTTGTATCCTACCCATCCACATTCTGGATACATACCACCTCTGCCCAAATAACAAGTCATTTTATCTTCAGGCAAAGTATTTCTTACAAAACTTTCTGGCACATCTGCAAATGTATAAGTGTCAGCGTCTAACCACAACACCATATCAGCATCTATTGTTTTCAATGCATGATCAACACAAAATGTTTTATGAGCAAAACGAACAGAATCCCACAAGTATGATTCTTTACCTTTGTCATTTTTACCTGCTTCTGGTAATCGTCTTACACCACCTGGTATCTCGTTAGTTTCTCCATTGGCAACAGGATCATTTTTGTATTTGTTTTTAAAAGCGACAAGGTCAGGTGATGCTTGGTGTAAGTCAACATACTTGACCCTATCGCCCTTATCGGGAGGGCACGATCCTTCGTAATACACATGGAGGATAATATTACGAGACCAGTGGGCGACAAAACTATCAATCATTCTTTCGCCATAAACTTTATAACTTTTTTCTGGAAATGTCGTTATTACTGCTATTGTCATAATAAAATTTTACAATCTATTGCCAAAGATTGCAACAATCAAACCACTCACCACTATCAAGCTCATGAGAATTATATTGACAATGTGCAAGATATTTAAGCCATAACATACGATCACAATCATATATTGACAAACATGAATTATCACTTGCTTCTACTTTTATACCATCTAGAAGTGCATTCACAAGTGTATTAGAATTATATGTAACAACCTTTTTAGTTTTTTCTAAAACTTCTGTTAAAGGCCCTGCTGAATTGTCTGTAGGTTCATCAATTTTATCCATATATCCTTTTTCTGTAATTTGCATACGAGGATTATATGGTTTTTCTCTTACTATACAATTTTCTCCTTTGTACTTTTCTAACATTCTTTCTGTCCAATTTTCTACTTTAAAAAAAGTTTTAATTGCATGAGTAGGTGGTAGTATTAAAATTATATCTCCTGTAGTTCTAAAAGGTTGTATTTTAATATCAAAATATTTTTCTAATCTATCACTGTCATTAACATCTGAGATATCCATGCCCCAATGTTTAATTTGATGGTCATTTTTAATAATCCTATACCAAGTAACTTCTTCTTTACCTACTGCTTTGTTACGTTTATTCAGCCTATCATGCCCACTATCAATATAAGCATGGTCAACATAGTAAAACGTTTTTCCTTTGGCTTGTGCCTCACGATACATCAAATCAGATCCACGTAGTATTCCCCATGTCACAGCATGATTAGGAATGCCATCTTTAACATACTTTTCATATGGCCATGGTTCTTTGCCAAATGCTTTCGCCATGTTTGTAAATGCTGTTGTTACTGCTCTTCGTTTGCTACGATCAACATCGGGTAATAAAAATTCAGGTGTAGACATAATAATATATAGTAGCATATTATGAATGTTCATGTAGAAATATTTCAACGCACAGTCAAAGATCGTAAGAGTGGTATATCCTACGACCTATTACACAGTTGGAAACAAGGTATTGAATTACAAGGCGATACTGCTACAATGATTACTCAAGCAGTTAATCCTAAAATTGTTAACGGCGAAATGGATGCATCAACACCAGTAAGTGTGATATTTGGATATGGTGGCGATACACAAACTGGTCATACCAAAGGTAGACGTAGACTAGTAAGAAAGTTTCAAGAACGCATGGGCGGAGTTACAATTAATTTTGATGGTGGTGTGTTTAATGCGTTTGGAAATATTGGACACAGAGACAATGCTCACTTTAGATGTGGCATAAATTCTCCAATGCGTAATGGAGATTTCAATAATGAAAATTGTCCTGCAGACAGATTTGAAAAAATACAAAAAGTTTTTAACATCAACGTAAAACCATGGCGTACAGATGGCAAACATATTTTAATTTGCACACAACCAAAAGACAATTGGTCCATGGACGGCATGGATCCTGTTGAATGGGCAAGTAGGATAATAACAGAAATCAGAAAACATACAGACAGAGAAATAAGAATACGTCCACATCCAAATCACATGAACATTGTACCTCAATTACAACAACGTTTACAAAATATTTGGGTACGACCAAAAATGGATGGCCATGAAGTTAAAGGTACATCAGAACAAAAAGACAATTATAAAATGAGTTTTCAACAAGATTTAGACAACGCATGGGCAATGGTTACTCATAACTCAACTGCTGGTGTTGATGCCGCTGTATATGGAATACCAGTATTCAATACTGATGATAAAGCATTAAGTTGGGAGGTTGCTAATCATAATTTTGAAACAATAAACAGTCCACAAAAACCAGATCGTACTCAATGGCTAAACAATTTAGGATATGCAATGTGGAGTCAACAAGAAATTGAACAAGGATTAGCTTGGCAACATCTCAAACCAAAAGTTGAAGAACTAATCAAAAATCACAAGTACTAATATGTGTGGCATATACGGCATAACAACTAAAGACGAAAATTTTATACATCAGTTTATTAAAATTTGTAAACATAGAGGTCCAGATGGTGAAGGTGTATGGAGTAACAATAATATTACACTTGGACATAATTTATTAGCAATTACAGATAGTCCTACACATTCAAAACAACCTTGGATAACACCACGTGGTAATGTGTTAATCTACAATGGAGAAATATTCAACTATTATGAACTGTTAGAAAAGTATAAAAATTTTATTCCAACTACAACGTGCGATACTGAACTGTTAGCATGGGGACTTGACACTTATGGAATAGCATTTCTTGAACATATTGATTCGATGCACGGACTAGCATACTATGAAAAAGATAAAAATAAATTAACCATTAGTAGAGATCATGCAGGAATTAAACCATTATACTATGCAGAAATAAATGAAGGATTAGTTTTTGGTTCTGAAATAAAAGGTATGTTAGAAAAAGTAAATGAAACAAAAGAAGTTGATGATATGGCATTATTTTGCTTATCATATACTGGAATTAATTTAACTAAAAATACTCTTTTTAAAGGTATAAAAAAACTATTAAGTGGTGAAACTTTAGAATATAATCTTACAACCAAATCATTTTCTATACAAAGAAATATTATACAACCATCTTCAACAAAAAAATTTAACAAAGAAGAATTTTGTAATGAGATGAATATTGCTGTTAAAATGTGTTCTATAGGACAAAGAACTATAGGAATATTATTAAGTGGAGGACTTGATTCAAGTATAATTGCACACGAATTAAGTAAAATTAAATCTTCAATTTCAACATTTACAACATCAGGTCCTGATGCAAAAATGGCATCGAAATTTGCAACAAAATATAATTTTAATCATCGAGAAATTAGTATTGAGTCAAAAACATTTAATGATTATTGGGGTGATGCAATCTATAGTATAGAACAACCAGAGTACACTATGTCTTTACCTATGGTATATCACACATATAAAACATTATCTGATAACGGAATTGTTATATCACTGGCTGGTGATATGGGCGATGAAATGTTATGTGGTTATATTGAATATTTTGATACTAGAAACAAATTAAAAAAAAGAACTACACAACGACAATTAATAGACTATTGGTTAAATTATAGACATAGTTTTGTTAATTTATTTACAGTTGATTCAAAATATAATAAAAATGACTTACTAGACGAACTAATTGGGAATACATTTCCGGAAACAATTTTTAATCCAGATGACATTGTATCATCACATATGATGATTGATACATACGGCCAGGCCTCTGAAATGTTTTTTCCTAGAACTGATAAATTCGCTATGGCACACGGAATAGAATCAAGATTTCCTATGGCCACTAAACGATTTATGACATACTGTATGTCAATAAACAGCAAATATAAAATTGGATTTCCTTTCTCTTCTAATAGCGAAAAAAATAATATAACCAAAATGATTGCAAGAATATCATACAAAGATATATTATCAGACGAAATAATAAACATGAAAAAACTAGGTTGGGCATATCCAGATGAAAAAGATTTTGATTTTATAAACACATGGGCGACAAAATATAATATGAAAATAAGGGAAAAATAAGTAGTAAAATGACTAGAACATTAGAAATAGCAACAACATATAATAAGAAATATTACGACATCTGTGGTAAGAAAATGATAGAAACTTTTATAAAGTTCTGGCCTAAAGATGTTACATTGTACGCATATTGGGAAGAACAAGAACCAGAAATATTTGCAGACAATGTAAAATACGTTAACTTGTTAGAATCACAACCAGAGTTGGTAAAATTTGTAAAACGAAACAAAGATGATCCAAAGAAAAATGGTTGGCGTGAAGATAGACAAAAATGGGTTTGGAAAAATGATGGTGTAAAATTTTCTTACAAAGTATTTGCACAAACACATAGACTAAAAAACACAACATCAGATAGAATTTTATATTTAGATGCAGATACATTTACATTTGACACACCAGATATGAATTACATTGACGAAATTTTACCTGAAGATAATTTATGTTCTTTCTTAGGACGTGAAAAACATTATGATGAAACTGGATATTACTTTCATAATTCAGCACATCCTAAAGCAAAAGCATGGGCAAATAGGCTAGAAGAAATTTATATTAAAGATGAACTTTGGGGACTTGCTCAACAAGTGGATTGTTATACAATGTATTGGGGACGACAATCATTTTTAGATTGTAAGCAATTTGATTTAAACGCATACCACGGAGGATTTGGTAAATCACATCCTTTTGTTAATACAAAACTTGGAACGTTTTTAGATCATCTTAAAGGATTTGCAAGAAAAGAACAAGGTCATTCAAAAACGACTGACTTTAAAGGAAAAGGACTTGATAATCTTAAACATGATTACTGGAAAACTAGACAAAATGGATAGAGTAGTAGAAATAGCAACAACCTATAATAAAGGTTATTATGATTTAGTTGGCAAACTTATGATTGAAAGTTTTGTTAAGTGGTGGCCTAAAGACTGTAAACTTCACGTATATTGGCAAGAACAAGAACCAGAAATAATTCAAGATAACATTATGTACTATGAGTTATACAAAGTACAACCACAACTAAAAGAATGGATTGATGCACACCAAGATCCAGTTTATCATGGATGGCAAAAAAGTACGAACTCATATACTTGGAAAAATAATGGAGTTAAATTTTCACATAAAGTGTTTGCACAAACACATAGAATAAAAAATTCAACAGCAGATGTAATACTGTATTCAGATGCTGATACATTATACCATGCTCCACCTAATTTAGATTACCTAAGAGAAATTTGCCCAGCAGATTCATTATGTACATTCTTTGATAGACCAAGATTTAGAGATGAAACTGGATTTTATATGCATAATCCAAAGCATCCAAAAGCAAAAGATTGGGCAAATAGAATGGAAGAAATATATCTTAAAGATGAACTATGGGGATGGCCAGATCAACAAGCCGATCAATACACTATGGCACGTGGTAGAGATTCTTTTATGTCTTGCAAACAAATGGATTTAATGCAATACCATAGAAATCTTGGATTAAATGATAAAGATCCAGTACCATATTCGCCATTAAAAAAATTTATGAATCATTTAAAAGGACAAAAGAAATTACAAGGTAAAACTGCGGATGATCCAAGTGTTTTTCCATCAGTTAAGATAAGAAAGGAGCAAAAATGACTTATCCATTAGCATCCTCGACATGGGGGAAAGAAGAACTAGATGCAATACAGGGTGTTATTGACTCTGATATGTACACTATGGGTGCAAAAGTTAAGCAATTTGAAAAAGAATTTGCAGAATACTTTGAGTCACCATATGCTGTAATGACTAACTCTGGGTCATCAGCAAACTTAATAATGATGTCATTATTAAATTGGCGTCATGCATGGAGTGGTAAAGATATAATAGTACCAGCATTAGGTTGGAGTACTTCGTATTTTCCAATTGTACAAAATGGTATGAAACTAAATTTTGTAGATATAGACCCAAATACGTTTAATATTGATCCTGCAAAAATAGAAGAAGCAATTACACCAAATACTAAAGCAATATTGGCAGTGAATATGCTAGGTAATCCATGTAATTTTACAGCAATAAAAGAAATTTGTGCAAAATACGAACTAATATTGTTAGAAGATAACTGTGAATCAATGGGTGCAAAATGGAATAATCGTTACTGTGGTACGTTAGGTTTAGCAGGAACATTTTCGTTTTTCTTCTCACACCATATACAAACAATGGAAGGTGGCATGATTTTAACACCAAACGAAGAAGATGCACATTATATGAGATCATTACGAGCACATGGATGGTGTAGAGACTTACCAGTAGAAGGTACAGAATTATATAAACGTACAGGCGATCCATTCTATGATAGTTTCACATTTGTTACACCTGGTTATTGTGTAAGACCATTAGAGATGAGTGGTGCTGTAGGTTCTGAACAACTTAAAAAGTTTCCTAAACTTCTCTGGACAAGAGAACAAAACAAAAAATATTTTGAAGAACTATTTGGTAATCAACCATGGGCACGTATGCAAACAGAACATGAACGGTCAAGTTGGTTTACTTTTGGACTTGTATTACAAGGAGTACTAAAAGGTCAACGTGAAATGGTTATTAATCATTTAACTAGTGCTGGTATACAATCAAGACCTATAGGTACACAAAACATGATGCGTCAACCTGTTATGAATCGTTTAGGTAGTATGTGTGTACCTAATGCAAATAGAAATTATGATGGTGCTAATGATCTTCATGAAAATGGATTTATGGTTGGCAATCATGGAAATTTAGATTGCAAAGAAGGTATATTTAGAATGTTTACGGAGATGAGAAAATTAATATGAGAAAAGTAGCAGTAGTAAACACAGATGACATCACATAAGCGAGATCTTACTGTAAAGCATAAACATCCATATTGGGAAGGATTAAAGGAGTAATTATGAAAATATTAATAACAGGTTGTCAAGGTTTTATAGGAAGTAATCTTGTAAAGCATTTATTAAAACAAGGACATGATGTATGGGGCATAGACCGAGGAAAATCATTAGTAGGTGGTAGGGAAATATTATGTAAACTAATACCCCATGATATGGAAGATCCATTAACAATTGAAAACGATTTTGATAGAATATATCATTTTGGTGCAGACGTGGCTAATTCAAAAACACAAGGTACAACACAAATGAGTACTATGAGAAGTAACGCACTTCAAACAATAAATGCTTTAGACTTTGCTGTAAAAAATAAATCCTATTTCATATACCCAAGTTCTGCTTTAATTTATAATGTAGATTTCCAAACATATGATAAACCTTTAACACCATTGAACGAAAAAATGATCTTTCCTGCTAACTGTGATAAAGGATATGGATGGGATAAGTTGTATGGATTATTAATGGTGCAAAACTACGGCAAAGAAACAGGTATGCCATACTCAACACCAGTCTTTCATGCTATATATGGACCTGGTTTATCTTTAGATTATAACTCTAAAGTTATTGGTGCCATGTGCAAAAAAATACTTGAGAATGACAAAGAATTAAAAATATGGGGTGATGGTTCACAAGTAAGATCTTTTTGTTATATTGATGATTTAATGAAAGGTTTAGATTTATTAATTGAAAAGAATATTAATGAACCTGTTAATATTGGATCAAGTGAAGCAGTAACTATGACTGAAGTTGCAGATATGCTATTAAAAATTAGTGGCAAAAATTTAGAAAAAGTATATCAGCCTACAGAACCAACAGGATGTTGGAAACGTTCAAGTGATAACACTTTAATAAAAACATTAACTGGATGGGAACCTGATACACCTTTATTAGAAGG